CAATATCTATGAGTGTTTGACCGGACAAGACTTTCATTTATATTTTGCCTCCACGCGTACATTAGGTAGATTTATTTTTATAGATGTTATTACCTGACCATCTTGTGTAAGTTGATTGCTAATCTCGCGAGCAAAACCTTCTGAGTCATTCGACTCTGCATAGTTATTAGCACCAACACCAACTAATGGGTTTTCTTTTATTTCTCCTTTATTGGCATTTATCAATGTCTTTTGATTTTGAAACGTAACATTTCCGATGACTAATCCACTTGTAATTAATCCCGATGAATCACGCACTGGTTTTACTACCAACTCATAATTTTCATCTAATAATATACCTGTAGTTTTCGCCATTTAAATGCTATTTAATCAGTGTTTAATTTTCGTATCTTCAAAGTCGGATTTAACCGGCTGTGGAGTTGTTACCGTAAAAACTAATGCCAATGGGGAACCGTTCCCAACTACAGGCCATGTATTCAACTGTGTTTTTAATGCTTGCAAATCGTTATACACTTTTTGCATCCAACTCACCATTTCGACAATCTTTACCAGTCCATTTTCACCATCGTTCAGAACAATATTATCGCAATTAATAAGCATTGATTGATACTGTGTGGCTTCCATCATCATCCATTCCTCACTCGTTTCAATCTTTACGGCCAACAAATAAGCCCCAACCTTTGGGAACTTCACTATGCCGTTGTTAATTCCTGTGATAGGTCGAAGTCTAATACACGGAATATCCGTTCCGTCATCTTCAATTACGCAGGTACATTCATCTTTATCTACCGATTTTACTACTCCAAGTACCGACGGTTTATTTTCACCGATAAATAATGCAAGTAATTGCCTAATTTCCTGTTCCGTCCACATTGCCATAATACCGTAATGTTATTTTTTGTCTACCTCCTGAACTATCAAATGAACCGTCAACTGATTCTACAAAATAACTTCCATTTCTATCAGGGAAACGAGTATCTATAATTTCTACTACATATCCGTTATCAATATGTGGTTCCAGGAAACAATTCACTTCGCCTTTGTAACCACTAAAATTTTCAAGCTTTTGCAGTTCATTGGCAATTTCTTTAATCACAGCATCCGGCATTCCGGCACGGACTTTTATTTCTTTGGTAGTACTATATTTTCGCTGATCCGATTTAGTTCTCTTCACTTTTCCTGTACTTGCTTTTTCCACTACGTGTATAATAACCTGCGATTCGGTAGTGTCTTTTTTCAATTCACTATCATCCGCCGTATTCCAGCCAATCTGTATTTTTTGTGTTGGCTTTTTAATTCCAAATTTAGAAGCCCCAACGTATAAAGAATTGAAATCGAAATAAACTGCCAATAAGCATTCTTTTTGAAACCACTCCAATACCTTAAGTCCTGGACAATTTTTGAATACTACATTTTTAAGTGGAATAATTGGAATAGCATCCGATAGTTCAATGTCCGTACCGGCTATCAAATCGCTTAATATATCTCGTACCGTTGTACTTGTATAAGTTTTTGTAAATACTTTTTTATTCAGTTGATAACTATAACCCTCGCATTCAATTGAAAGGGGCTTAGTATAATTAATGCGTTTTACAAATCCCATAAACCGCGTTGTATTCTCACCATTATAGCCTAGCATTACATCTACCTTATCACCTTCTTTGAAAACAGTTTTATTAGAATTTACTAAGTCGGTTACTTTTTGCTCAGTACTTTTATCCGGGTATTCCGACACCGTTGTGTCAGAGTTTCGTAAATAGGTTTTTAATGGAATGGCAATACTACATGTATCAATGAAATTTGATACGCTACACTTCCATTTTACCGCGTTCGGCTTAATGTTGGTATAATCGCCTATCGTTATGGTGGAAGTCATTAAAAACATACTATTTCAGTTCAAGAGTATCAATAAAATCAGTTTCACAAACCATTACAAATGGGCGCATACGAATATGCTTACCTTCTTGTTCCGGAAATTCCAGACTTTCAATGGCAATTCGGTTTTCGCCTGTCATAAAAATTTCAGTATAGGCATTATTCAAATAAATAGGCGTTTGATTGGTAGCAAATTCTTTGAGCAACCAAATATCCGTATCAGGCAATTTTCGATTTTTCCCAATCAAAACGCCTTTAATGGTAAATACATAGTCGCCACTATTGAACTGTTCTTTAACTGTTCCTTTTCGTTCTGAAACTGCCGTTCGTATAATCGTATTTTTAAACGTTACCCGAACCGTTGCACAATCAAGAATCAACTTATTTGATCCGTCAGTCAATTCAACAGGTAGATAAACCTCTATGCCTGTATCCGTTATTTTTCTTACTGCTATTCCCTGCGCTGTAGCATCATCCTCCATCAATCGATTGTCAGAGCCTAAATCCTGCCACTCCGTACCAATTCGGTAAGGCTTCTGAAAATATGTATTATAAACCTTTAAAAGGTCTGTAGTTATGTGGCTCATTGTGATACGGCTCCTTGTGCTACTACACGTGCAAACATTTCCATAAATGTTTTTTCAATGTCATTTTCGGCTGCATGCATATTGATTGTACTTATGTTTAGATCATCGAAAAACTTCTGTACAGTGATATAAATGTTTTTGGGACCACCGCCCGATATCGCTTTTTCATTACTTTTAGTCGCATTCGTGTTTTCAGCTGTATTTTGTGCAATAGTTTGCAATAAATCGGTATTAGTAGCACCGGCAACTGTTTTACCACCTACCATTGTTTGTGTCGATTTAATAGACAACTGGCTACGTCCGGTTATAAACCTGTAAGCAGCTTCAATACCATTCAAAATAGGCATTATGATAGTATCAAAAATCATTTTCAATGCATCTACTAAAAGGCCTATAAAACCCCAAAGATTAGAAACAATGATTCCTATAAATGTAAATAGGTCTTTCAATAATTGCGAGTGACTAATAAACTCTACCAGTTTACCAACCATTTCGAAAATAAACCCAAATAACTTTTGACCTGCCGGAAGTATACCATAGATAAAAATATTTCTTACCACATCTACATAACTCATTAACCCATTCGATTCTTTACTCAGTGATTTCATCCAGTCAGCTGCCATCTGAATACCTGATGCAAGTGGTTTAATCAATCCCTCAATAAGTGGCATCATAGAGCTTGCAAAGTCTAATACCATTGAAATAAGCGGCATAAAAGCAGTACCGGCACTAACTTTAAATTCATTCCAAGTTCCTGTCAATGCTTGAATTTTACCGGCAGGAGTTTGTGCTATTGTTTCAAGCATTTTATTAAACTTACCGCCCTCGCCTGTTGCATCTTTAAACGCTTGCTGCACCATGGAAAAACTGATGTTACCACCTTCCATTTCTTTACGCATTTGCCCCATTGACTTTCCTGTCCGTTTGGATATTTCTTCCATTGGGTTAAATCCGGCACTGATATATTGCAATAAGTCCTGACCCATCAGTTTACCCGCTGCCCTCGTTTGAGAAAATGCCAGTGTAAGACTCTCTAACTTTTGAGAGTTACCCATACTGACATCGCCTAACATTTTCAGATTTGGCATTACTTCAGTACTTTTAAAACCGAAGCCCATCATAGTTTGAGCATCTTTGAAAACTTCTGGCCCTAATACCGTATCTTTTGCATATTTTACCAACTGTCCGGACAATTCTTGACCTGCTTTAGTACTTCCGGTTAATACGTTGAATGATGTTTGAATTTGTTGACGTTCAAGTCCTTTATTGAATGACTCGCCAAAAAACTGACCTGCCATTAAACCTACACCCGCAATTGCAGCAGCCCCGGCAAATTTTCCAAGTCCGGCCATTGCTAATATACCACCACCGGAATTTCTATTACCAGAAGTATTACCAATGTGTCTATCTGATTGCCGTTGCAGTGATGCAAGCTCACGCTTTGCCTCACGTATTTGTTGTGGAATAGTAGAGTTACGTATGGTACTTTCTACCTGTTTTATTTTCTGCTGAAGTACGTCATAGCTCGATCCTAAAACCTTGTTATGTCCAGTTAAGTCATTAGTTAGTTTACTTGCATTATTAAAGGTCGTGCGGGCAGCATTGCCGAATTTCCCCAGCTCGCCACTCGCCAAATCTTTAAACTTTAATGCAAACTCTACTATATTCATTTTAATTATTGTAATGATTTCCCAACACCTTTTTTCCAGAGTTCTAAAGCAATTCCAACCCGGTAATAAAATAATTCTTCATCCCATTTTAATGATTCGGGTCCAAACCACATCATTCCAAAAACAACCATTGTTTCCAGTCCGAATTTCTCTTTTTGACCTTTATCTACACTCTGTAAAAAGAGCTTTTTTTTAGCTCTATTGCCGACTGAACTTGCATCATGGCACTAATGAAATATTCTTCATCACTTAATATTTCATCATCACCATCTAACCATAATTCAGTAATTAAATACTCACATGCTTTTGCTACACCCATTTCTGACGATGCAGTCATCATAGTGAATATTGAAACTTCCTCAGCACCTACAGGCCTTAATAATGCAAGTTTATCTTCAACTACAATCACGCTTAATTTTCGTGGAGCATAGTCACTTTTGTGTTTATTGTACTTTTCACCAAATCGTTCGGTAAGTACTTTCTCAATATCGAATTCATCTGTTTTGACACTTTTTTGAGTCATCATTGAATCGATTAATTGCTTTTTAAAATCAGCTTGTTTTTTCATTTTCCGTGTTGTTATTCTGTTGTTGTATAAAATTGATACGTTTTTTGTACAGCAGTCATCATTACAAATTCAATGAGTCTGCGTATTGCACTAGATAGGTTTGATTGCTTGAGAACAATAGCCGGGTATTCTGCTTTCATATATTCAAAGCTGAATGTACTTTGTTCTGTCATTTGCTCATATGCACCGCGTGACCATTTATAACCAGCAGGCGGTTGAACGCTTCGTTGAAGTCTGATGCGTTTAATTTCTTCATTCGCAAAAATTTCAAACTGTTTGTCGTCCAAAATTTCTTGTAATGTTGCAAAGGTTTTCATCCGTACGAATACGGGTTTTTCTGTTGTGTGTGTTGTTTCCATTTCCCGTGATTTTTCCTTTTCCCCTCTCCACATGGAGAGGGGTGAGGTCTTATTTCTGAATTTGTAAAATATCAAGTGCAATCCACGGAAGTGTTACTTCACGCATTTTTGCTCCCTGTTCCATTGCTCCACCTACTTCGGTAAATGCAACGCCAATAATATTGACAAGTGTTACCGCTTCAGCTTTCGTTTTCTGAAACTTGATCGTAGCCGTAATTGCTTCGTGTGGAACCTGACTGATATCATCGTATCCTGCAATATTAGCAGCCTTATTAAAAGCGTCTACTTCAAAGCCTAACAACTTGAAGTTTCCATCACACTTGATGTTACCTTCAGTAATGTCAATGGCATGTTGTCCGGCTCCGTATAAAGCTTCCTTTTCGGTTGTTTTTTTGAATTCCCAACCCCGTAGCCCTTTAACTACGCGTCCTAAGATTTTTAATTCGGATTGATGCCAGGCACATTCCGAGCTTCTGATATTTGGATTTGGCATAATTATTAAGCGTTAGAGGCAGTTAAGCCAAGAGTTATTGTTATCCAGGTTAAGTATCCAAGTGGCAAAATGCTCACTGAAATAGCCAAATTAGAACTATTTACAAGGTTCTGATTGGTATTGATCATTACTTTTACATCGCTCATTTGGTCAGCCATTTTTGAACGAATAGCCATTTTAATCACGTTTTCCAAATCGCTTGCATCAGTATCGTTAATCGTTCCATCAGCATTCAGGCGCAAATAGTCTTCAATGTAAGGCGATGCAGCAATAGCAGCAATACGTTGCGCTTTATCAATTACACGGCCATGAGCCAAAATTGTAAAGTCATCAGTTGTACACACATTATCCCGTCCAAAGAAGTAACCGGATATTCCGGCACGCTTGTGGAATGTCAGGAATCCGGCATCGTGCAACGTTGCCATATCAAGTCGGGTATCAATGCTATGAGTTCCGATATAAATATTTTGTGCCGATAATGCACCATTCTGACCTGATCCAAGTTTTACATGTGCACCGTATTTTACAGCGCGAGCCAAAGCTAATGTAACAGCACCCGAACCATCAGCAGCAGTTCCACCAAGAACTACAGAAGCATAACCGTTAGTTGCTGTATTTGGGCTATAGGCATTTGTCGTACTTTCATTGGCAACACGCCCTTCGATAAATAATCGAACTGGTGTATTCAAATTCTGACGGGCAGCCAATAGCGTTTTGCTGGCAGTTACAGCAGCCGAAACATCCGAGTCAAGGAATGCAGTTCCCGCATTATAACCGGCTACCGGTTTACGAGCTACAGCCACCAGGTTAACCGACGTTTGAGCGTTTAGTAATTTTACAAGTCCGCTGGCATTGGTCGAAGTCACTACATCGGTCATTGTAGCTGTTTCGGCTACACCCATAATGTAAAGCAACTGGCTACCGCCAAGTTCATTGTAATAAACCGTTAGTATACCATGAATAAAAGCTTCCGCTGCAAGCGTATAGCCTTGCGATTCGGCATCGGCCAAACTGTACACAGCTTTTACCGTTCCGATAAGCCCTCCGGTGTTCGCAGTGGCTACCAGAGCCGGAACACCGTCGAGTACGGAAATCTGACTTTGCAGATTTCCGCTTTCTACGTTTATAGATACTCCTGGGAATGACATATTATTCTTCGGTTAGAGTGTTTTTGAACTCGGTCAACGCTGCAATGAACGTATCTTGTTTTTTGTCGGAAGTTACAAGTGCAAATCCTTTTACGTAACTTTTCAGGGCTTCGTATTTAATGGCAGTGATATCCGATTCAGCTTTGAATGTTTCCAAAAGAACTGCGTAAGCTTTTTCGGCTTCCTCTTTTGCTTTCAATTCGTCAGCATCTTTTTGCAACTCCAGTTCTTCACTGTTAACTGATGACTGTTCACTGTTCACTGTCTCAGCCATTACCTTTGCCCTGGTATATCTTACCGGAGTTTCTTTACCGTAACTTTCGGCAGCTCCACGGTTATGAAACAACACACCGTCAGTTTCATATACCTCATCGTTATGAGGATATCGGTTGAAATAATCTTTAATATTTTCCATATCTGTTTTTAAATGAATGGTTTTATTTGTTTGTAAATTGCTATGAGTAAAAGAACAAGGAAAAATGCGCCACACCACATCAGTCCTTTTTGCCACCAGTAGAGTTCATTGGTTATAACCGGCTTGTCAATGTATACAGGTCTGTCCTTATAAACTGTAGTATCTTTTCCACGTATATAAACCGTATCCGGTTGCGTTTTGGATTTATAGTCCAACCGTGCCACTTTACCTGAAGTAAATTTGAATTGCGAATTTACGCGCTTCGTTTTTTCTTCATTCAGTGCTTTCATTATTACCTGATTGGTGGAGTCGCATTGAAAAAAAGCTTCAATAAACGAACTGTCAGCAGGAAGTTGTACAGCAACTAGTTTTTCAACTATCCGGATACTATCTTTTAGTATCGGTGGCTGTACTATCTGTTTGGCAGTTCGGCAACCAACTAATGAGATAATAAGTACCAGGAATAATAAGATTTGTTTCATAGTACCTAAATCCAGCGTGACACTTTATAAATCTGACTCTTTAGCCGTCGTTTACAATAGACCCCATCACCTTCACGACTCCCGGCTTCATTTGTATTGCCTTCTACCGTTATGCAGTAACTATTACTTGGAGGCCATTTGTCTATAAACCCAACATGTGCTATTCGTCCTTTATTACTGAAATAGATACCAAACACATCCGCTCGATCGGGTATTCGATTTGTGGCCGAACCTCGCGTATAAATTGTATTACTGTTTGGAAACCATGTAGGACTATAACCGGATATAACTGTAGGTACATTAACTTGCTTATAAGTCCAGCATACAAATGCAGCGCACCACGGATTACCTTTAGTTAGTTTAGCCGATTGTAGATATTGAACTACTCGCACCCCGTCATTATGTCCTGTCAGTTCCCTGACGCCAATTTCAGCGGTATAAGTTGTTACAATTGCAGTTTGTAAAGAGACAGCGCTCTCTTTAGCCCCCATTTGGGGGTTGGGGGTTGTTACCGTAGCGTGTACGACAAAGCAACTAAGCAAAAGAGCAATAAGAAGAAAACCCCGTAGGCAAATTTTAATTTTTCCCATGATGATAATGTTGTAAATGTTGTTTTTAAATCGTTTTTCAAAAATTTGCGTGCAGTTCCGAATAAGAGTCCCATAACCAACCAGGCAATGGACAAATAAACCAGTAACTGTAAAATCGAAAAGAGAGGTATTTGAAACACGCCTGCATCAAATACTGCAGATGTTGGGTCAGCCCAACGTAGAACCGTTATACTTGCAATCCAAATCCCTAAAGCTGCCGGAATACTAAGTACCTCCGGATATTTTTTCAGGAATGATTTAATTGCCTTTAAAATGGCTTTTAAAAAGCTTTTCATAACTATTTAATCAGTGTAGTGTAAATATTTTGTAAACCTGAACCAACTAATACTAGCAGTGCCGAAACAACTAACCAAAACGCTTTAGGATACTTCGAAAAGAAACTTACAACTTCCAATCCTTTGAATCGGTCATCTGTCTTTTTCTTATTGTCCGAAATGGCGTCCAGTAGTTCCATATGGCGCTGTTTATTCTCCGCATCCATGCTCGAGAACTTAGTGTCCACCATTTGAGCCAATAGCTTTATAGATATACCGGTTTTACTGGTAGTTCCAGTCAGCACAGTTTCAATCGCTCGTTGCAAGTCTTCGCCCATAGTTGTCAGTTTAAAAAAAGAAACGGACTCCTACGCTCCGAAGAGTTTCGGAGTCCGTTTCAATACACACGGGTTTTTATGATTAAGCTCCTGCCAATTGTGACAATGCAATCTCGATGTATTGTGAAGTTACCACGTCGGCAATTCTCAATGTTCCGGTTCTTGCAGCTCCTACGTTTGCAGCAGCAGTTACAGTTATTGTTTCACCTGATTTAGATTTTGTGAATCCTGTTCCGGTAATACTTACTGTACAGTTGTTTGCACATTCGTACTCAACCACTTTAGCTTCACCGGAAGCAACAAAGCTTAATGCAGATGCATCAGCGTGAATTCCTGTTTGAACAGTTGCTTTAGCCTGTTTAATCGCAATTACACCTTTCCAGTCTTCGCGACGGCAACGACCACCAAATTTTACTAATGCGCTGAAAATGTCACCATAATACAATGCATCATTCATGTTTTGGAATGGAGTGATATCACCTTTGGCAATACCAACCGAACCCTGTTGCCAGCAAAGAGATGCTAAATCGCTATCAGCTGCAAGCGCAGCACCTGGAACAATCAATGCTCCGGCAGCAGTATAAGCCAATACACTTGCACGTTCTTGAATACTGAAACCTGCGAATTTACCAACAATACCATTTGCTAAATCAGCTGCTGCCTGAAATGCTGCCATTTGGTTAGCACTCAACGAGTCGATAAATTGTTGGTATTGGTAACTTTCGATACATGCAAATCTGTTTTCTTTTGGAACACCAGCTTTATTCATTTTTGCTTGTGCTTTTTGCAAATCTTTGTACGAGAATGCAAGGCGGTTACCAGTTTGTCCATCTTCTGTATTTGCAGCTTCCGATTCGCCACTGGTAGTAATAATATTAGAAGCTGGTAATACTGCAGCAGCATAAGCACCATCTTCACCAATTTTCAAACCATGAACCCAATTGTAGAACATGTTGTCACCAACAGACTCAACCAACGTTTCGGTATGGTCATTCAATACTGAATCAGTTTTTGCATAGCTGATTTCATTTTCTTCGTGCCAAGTCACTACAACAGGATCAGTTGTAAATACGTCAAGCGTATAGGTTACAAATGTATCACCACGCTGAACTGCTGTTGCAGGAAGGTTTTTTCTGTTTTTTACCACATTTGGAGAAGTTCCGGCTTGTGGAATATGCACTACCGAACCGGCAAGTACATTACTGTCTTCACTTGTTGCACAAGCAAGATGCGGATTTGATTTACGTAGTTTTTCAACGATATACGATGAAAAAACTTCAACTGGAATTGCGCTAACTGCGCC